TCCTTCTTGCTAAATGTCAAATAACCAACAACATCTTGGTGTTGATCATTCTTAACTGCCCACTCAAACCAATCATCAAAATCAACTTTGATTTCTAAGTGAACAAATCTGTTTGCCAACGGAGCAGGCATTCTATATGTAACGCCTTTATCAGCTTCTCTGTTACCTGCGGCAACAATCAAAACGTTGTCTGGAAGTGTATAAGTACCAACTCTACGGTTAAGTATTAATTGGTATGCCGCGGCTTGTACTGCCGGTGCGGCTGAATTCATTTCATCCAAAAACACAATAATATACTTGTGCTTCTTTGCCATTTTGGCATCTGGTAGTTCGCTTGGGGGTGCCCAAACCATCGTACCCTGCTTTGAATCGAAATAAGGAATGCCCTTAATATCGGTAGGTTCCCATAAGCTCAAACGTATATCAATAACGTGAGCTTCCATGCTGTCGCCAATTTGGCGTACTATGTCTGATTTTCCAATACCTGGGGGACCCCAGATAAAGATTGGACGTTGCTTTTTAAATGCTCGGACAATACTTGCCTTTGCACCATTTGGACTAACTTGTCTAACTGCTAGATTTTCCATTGTATTTGTACTCCTTTGCCTTTTGTTCAGTGCCTTATTATGTTTATATTATAGCACCAGCAACCAAAAAGGTCAAGAGAAATATGCGAATTTTATGAAAAAAGAACCCAATAAAATCAAGGGGTTACAGATTCGTTTGCCCGTTTTAGAGCTTTATTAAGTCCATATTTTCGGACATCACCTGAAAAAAGGTGTAATTCAATTGCTTTTTTCTCGTTTAAAACGGTAATACCCTTATGATGAAGATAATAAGGACAATCTATGAACTTGTCCAAAAATATTACAACTTGAGTAGTAACTTTGAAATCGTCTGGAAATGGAACGTCATAGTTTGTTAGCTTCAATTTGGTTACAGTAAAATCAAAACCATCTTCAGTTAGTCTTAATCCTCCTGAATCTTTTGCTCGAGTATTCTGCCACCACTTGGGCATATATTCTTTTAATGTACTTTCGTTAATTGATATGCCAGCGTCTTTTAAGAATACCTTGGTATAGGTTTCTTTTAAGTTCATTTTTCTGTAACTATTTCGCCTGTTGTTAATTTTACAACTGTAAAGTCTGTAGAATTAAAAAGGTCATTAAGTTTCTTTGCGAGGTTGTGTGCATGACCAGGATTACTAAAACTAACCTTTTTATATTTTGGTCCTGGATAGTTTGTTAATACATTTGATGATTTTAAATTAAATGGTTTATTTTGATGAAAGACAGCCCATATGGCTTCTGCTTTCAGAACCTGTTCTGAACGGTACGTTTTTTTATTAACGTTCTCTAATATTACTTCGGGTTTCGGCCTACTCATAATTAATTCCTGTTATCTACTACTATTATTTATCTCAATATAGTAGTTATATACGCAGTTTACTCTATGAGTAGAATGGTGTTGTAGAGGGGTATTTAAATGGTTATTTCCACTTTGGACCACCATCCATAGTGATGTTTACAACTTCTTCTGTCTTGTTGGCTTGATCTACTAACTTTTCAAGATCACCATGTAATCTAGACATTACACCGCCTAAGGTAAGGGCAAGATTTTTTGCATCTTTAATATCTATCATTACTTCCCTCTTCTTAGCATTTTCGGCAACTTTAACTTTGTCAATAAATTGCTCTAAAGGAATAGTGTTTAATGGTTTAACGGTTTGCACGGCTTAACTCCTGACGCATTTCTAATTCATCTTTAAATGGTCCTTTATGTTCATATTTTTCTAATGTAACTAGTTTAGGACAAAAACTTTTAACCCAGCCCTTGTCAAAGTGAATTATAAAGTAACCAGCACAATATAAACTTTTAGATTTTTTACTTTTAGTGAATAGTGCAAATTTTCTTTTAAGATCGTAAACAGCATTATATGGTACTGTACTAGTTGATAAGTTATAAATTTCTTTGTCTACAGTTTTATTTGCATCACTTACACTAGCAGTCCAAAGAATCTCTCCACCAATACCTTGTTTAAGATCTTGTAAACAATTATAATATTCAGTTCTAGAGCCATTACGTTGTTTGCGTGGCTGGGACGTACAACAATACATATAATGATTATTTTCGTCTTTAGATAATGTGCCTATCTTTTTTCCGTGATCAGCATCTTCGATTATCCAAAATTTATTTTTTAATATTTCTTTAGCTTTTACATCTGTCATAATACAGGATACCTCGCTTGTAATGGCTCAGCATACGCCTGAGCATTATCAGTTATTCTTTGCATATCATATAATGCACAGAATTTCATTAATCTCAAACCTACTTGTGGAATATTTTTAGGTTGTGCGTTTTCAACAATCGTATTTTTAATTTTATCTTTAATATATTGTGGTTGTGCAGTTAAGTCACATAGTTCTACATTTCGATTATAATCATCTAATACCCTATGTTCCTTACCTTCATGATCAACCCAACGTTGCAACATTAAATTATTCCAGCTGTAACCTTTTGTTTGCATATCATTAAATGCCTCTTCTAAGCCTACTTTGTTTCTTGTGCCTTTAACTCTAACACCAGGGTATGCAGAAAATACATTGTCACTTGTATCTCCGCGAACACATTTTTGAAAAAGTGCCCATTGTGGATCTGGTGCTAATTTATCTTTGCCTGTCTTTTTGTCAACAACTCGTGTTCCTTTATCGTTAAAATAACCTTCGTGTGTAATAGTTACATTTGACACACCGTTATATTGACAAACTGTTGGTGAAATTAATTGTGTAAAATCACCATCTGTTGATATAATTGCGTGTTCATCATTAGGATGATGTTGTATCCAGCCTGCAATTAAATCATCAGCTTCTAATTCTGCGTGTTGTAATACAGTACAATTTGTCTTAGTTGTTATAAAGTCTCTAAAGCTATCAAATGTTTCCCAAAAGACTTTTTCTTCGTCTTGCTGTTTTTCTGTTAGAGCATCACGTGCCGCTTGTCTATTTCTTTTATATGGTTCATAAACATCCTTACGCCAACTACGGCCTTCTAAACAAAATACAATATGGTCTGCATCAAAGTCGTTCCATGCTTTCTTTAAACTATTAAAAGTAATATGGAAAGCCATACCTACTTTCATATCAAGTTCACCACGTACTACGTGACGAGCTCGAAAGAACGTATTTGCTGTATCAACTAGAACGTATTTCATCTGCTATATCCTTATTCATAAAGGTTACTGTTTTTTTCGGTTTCGAGGAAGGAGTACCGTGTTCTTGAGTCCATAAATCAAATGCAATACTTAATCTTATACCATCTTCAGTATATTCGTCAGAACGATGTTGAATATACCCTGGAAAGAGAGTTAATTGTCCTTTTTTATTTTGAAAGTGCATTTCTATATCTTCATAAGGAAATTTATAAAATGTTTTGGTGTTATAATTTCCTAAATGTATATTGCCACTAAGATATGTTATTGGAGAAGAACCATGACTATGAGGATCTATTTTTTGACCTTTACGTATAATATTATACCAACATACTATTTGTAGATCTTCTATTGGTGTTTCGTCTTGTTCAACAAATTCTATATATGATTTTTGTATAAACTTTTTAAGCTCATTAATTTTTGGTTCTTCTTCTCCTAAATCAAAAAGATTATAAGAACCAAATCTTGCTGTAAGCGATTCAATACCTAAGCCTGTACCCCCATCGCTATGAGGTTTTGTAGACAATAAAATCTCATTCTCTTTTTCCAATAGAAAAGATGTTACTGTATCAATCCCGGCTTCGTCTTCCCAGGTCGTTAGACCAAAAGGCACGTTCCAAGATGGTGCATAGCTGTTTAATGGCTTTGAACTTTCCATTTTCTCTATTTGAATCACGATATTTCAGACTTTCCTTTATCCGAAACAGGACCAACATTTATGTATCCAGCACCTCTTGATGGATCTAGTCCTTGTTCTTTTAAAATATTTCGTGCTACGTCTTTAAACCAACCATCAACTATTTGCTCGTTAGTTTCGCCTTTGTAACCAGCATCTATTAATTGTTCAATAAATTCATTGTTCCAATCAAGTTCAAAGAATCCATTTTTAATATCTTTCTCGTTAACATGAGTTTCTAAAACTCCTACCCAAGGTTTTCTAGCTTTTTGGGCCGCTTTCTTTTCAGCCATTAAAAGTTCAATCCTAGTTTTTTGTTTAGGATCTGTTTGTTTTTGAAATAAGTTCTTTAATTTATCTAGCATAATTATATTCCCGAATGTCTAATTTTGTCCATGTCAATTTCGTTTTGTACTGGCGCATCTTTAAGTTCCCCATGAATTTCCGAAGATGTCGACGTGTAGTCTTGGGGTATATCTCCATCCTCGCCCCATTGCAAGTTTGGCGACTGTTTTTGCGTTTTCTTGGTATTCTTCGTAGCATCCGCCCACGGCCATACAGTAAACCGGGCACTCCACTTTTGCTCCTTTATACTCGTTAACAGCTCTTGTAACTTCCTCCACGTCCACTTCATCAGCGACCACAAACTTAAGATACAAGTAAGTCCCAGGGACAGTAAAATATGAGTAAGCAATTTCAGGCTTGATAGCATCACCCCATAACTCACCACTGACAGTAAGTTTCGGAGAGCACGACCAAGTAGTATGAAATCTTGCTTTAGTTGAGATGTAGTTTCTGAAATCATCTCTAAGCTCTTGTGTAGTGTTTGTTTCAAATGTAACATTCTTTAAATCTCCCATTTTAGGATGTTGAAATAGATCTATGTACATCCTTTGCCATCCAAGCAAAGGTTCACCCCCTGTTATTACAAGGTGAACATCTTGTCCATTATTACAAGTCCATTTGCCTTCTGGTGTAAGAGAAAGTAATTCATCAACTAGATCATCTAGTTGGTAATCCGTAGTAAACTTTTTAAATCTAGGATCCCATGATGCATAACTGTCACAACCTTTATGCACTAAAGGTAAATCTTTCAATACTTTGTACTTATCCGGGTTTTCCTGGTGGTCTTTAGCAATTAGGTTGTAGTCATTAGCCAATTCACCTCTTGGCATACCAAACCCACGGCATTTAAAGTTGCACCCATACATACGCAAGAAAACCGACGGTACACCAACAAATCGACCTTCTCCTTGTATGCTATAAAATGCTTCACAGACTCTAGCCTTCATCAATTACCTCCAAAATGTCAGCCTCTTTAAAGCCTAGTCTATCCATTTCTGATATAAACTTGTCTTGCGTGAAAGCACCGTATTCAAACATTTGAATTGTTTTATCTACTTTACGATTCCAAAATTCTCTAATAGGTGTTACACTCATTTTGCGTGTCCTTTCATGCTTAGACAGATATCATAGAATTCTTGTTTTAGTGCTGAGTCTTCACTAAATGCACCTAACATAATTGCAGTCGTCATATCCGACTCATGTTCTTTAACACCACGTTGTGTCATACAAAAGTGTTCTGCTTTAACTACAACCGCTACGTGTTTTGTCTTTGCATACAACGAAAGTTCGTTTGCAATTTCTGTAGTCATTTCTTCTTGAATTTGGGGGCGTTCTGCGATGTGGTGTACTAGTCTATTAAACTTACTAAGACCAATAACTTCTTCTTCAGGTATAATGCCAACCCATGCATTACCTACAATATTTTGAAAGTGATGGGCACAAGTGGACCTAATACTTATTGGTCCACTCGTATACAACGATTTGTAACCCATATTGGGAAAACTTGTTACCGCAGGACGTGGATTAAATCGACCTCCAAATATTTCACGAACGTACATCTTTGCAACACGTTTTGCTGTATTACGAGTGTTATGATCGTTCTCCGTATCTATTACGAGAGTATCAAGAACTGTTTGAAATGCTTCTTGGACTTCTTGTTCTAATTGTTCTTTCTCGGATTCATAGATATGTTCGCTAATATTATCATTAGCATGAAACCTAGTGCCTGCGTCTTTCAGTCTTTGTCGAATTTGTGTACTTACTTTTCCCAATGTCATTCTCCGATGTTAAGGCAGTGGATTGCCTGAATTCATATACTATAATACAGTATATTTAGGTTGTTGTCAAGTATTTTAGAAATGTTTGTTAGCCATTTCAAGCATATCATTATACTTGGCAATCAATTCTATCTCTGTTCCCAGAGTAGTAATCATGTCAGGATGATCTGCCACGCCAACAGTATTGTTGAGTAATACTTCAACATTGGCTACTGACTTTTTGATCAAACCTTCCATATGTGCCTTGAAAGCTTCTAAGAGTTTTTCTCTCATAGTTGTTCTCCTTTGTT